TGGCGGCGGCGCTGCGACGGGCACGGTCAAGCTCAAACTGCATTACGAGGTAGTCGGCAACCTGTAAGGCTGCCGATCACTGTCCGCCCGGCCCCGTGCCGGGCTTTTTCGTTTCTAAATAGGAGTCATCGCCATGAGCGACAAGATTGCCGTGGTTTACATCGGCGACAAGCCGAGCAAGAAAGACACGGTCACCGGCAGCCGCCTGGTCTTCCCGCGCCATACCGCAGTGGATGTGGAGAGTCACATCGCCATGCAACTGCTGGAGTTCCCGAGCGTCTGGATCCGCCATGAGGCACTGGCTGGCGAGCTGGAGCGGCAGGAGACCACTGCCCAGGCTGCCGCCAAAGAGAAGGAGCGCCTCGCCGCCGAGCAGGCCCGCCTGGCGGAAGAGCAGAGCATGGTGGTCGGTGAGCGCGATCTGGCCAAGATGACCTCTGCCCAACTGGCCACCCTGGTGGAAGGGGAAGATCTGGATATCGAGCCGCAGGGCCCGCAAGAGAAAGTGCCCGATTACCGGGTGCGCGTGCGTGATGCCCTGAAGGCCAAGCTGGCAGAGCAGGGGGAATAGCATGCAGATGGTGTCGCGTGAGCAGTTCCTGCCCACTGTCAGGCTGCACATCACCGGCCCGCTCGAAGTCATGCTGAGTGAGGCCGTCACAGAGGCGGCCATCACGTTCTGCCGGGAGTCGGCCTTGCTGACCCTTGACCGACTGCTGCCCAGCGCGTCAGCCGGCAGCCTGGTGGAGGTCTGCAGCATCAGCGGGATGACATCGTGCAATGTGCTGCACCTGACCGGAGAAGGGGGCGCGCCATTTGTCAGCGGGCAAGACTTCTTCGCCATGTCGGCCAATGAGCTGAGCATCCTGACTGATCTCAGCGATGCGCGGATCTGGTATGTGGCTGCCCCGGTCAAGAACGCCACCGAGCTCCCAGCCCAGCTCTACCACGATCACGCCGATGCCATTGCCCATGGCGTCGCAGCCTTGCTCTATGCCCAGCCAGACCGCCCTTGGTCTGACCCTAAGCGGGCAGGATACCACCGGACTGAGTTTGTCGAAGGTTGGCGTCGCGCTGGTCGGTTCCGCAAAGAGCATAGCGCCCCGACCCAGGTCGAATTCCACAACCCGCCCCGCAAACACACTTTTTTCTAAAGGACTCCACACATGGCAACCGTTACCGTTGACTCGATCCTGAAGCGGGTAAATACCCTGCTCAATGATCGCACCTGGGTTCGCTGGCCCAAGCAGGAGCTGTTGGACTACTACAACGATGCCGCTAAGGCGATCGTGTTGATGCGTCCTGACGCCCACACCAAGAACGTTCAGTTCAACTGCGCCGCCGGTACCAAGCAGACTTTGCCTGCAGATGCCCTGCGGCTGATCGAGGTGCTGCGCAATGCCGACGGCAAAGTGATCCGCTTCGTGCCGCGGCGCGCCCTCGATGACAGTTACCCGGACTGGCATGCTGGCAAGGATGGCACCAGTGTGGCGGCCTACACCTACGACGACCGCGATCCCAAGAACTTCTATCTCTACCCGGGCCCCGCCGCCGCAGTGAAGGTGGATGTGATCTACTCCGTAGCGCCGCAATCCAAGGTGCTGACGGACGTGGAAAACGTGGGCACGCCGGCGCTGGCCGATCTGGATGACATCTACATCAACCCGCTTATCGACTTCATCATGTACCGGGCCTTCTCGAAGGACTCCGAATACAGCGCCAACTCCAATCGGGCTGTCGGCCACTACAACGCCTACCTGCAGCAGTTGGGTGAAAAGACCCAGGTTGATGCCAGCCTGGAGCAGCGCAAGACCGAAGGATTCTCCCGCGTGACCGGGCAGTAAGGGGGCAGCATGGCTGGAGTGTGGAAGCGTGACGGTACGGTGGCCGTCACCAATGGCAACAAGAAGGTGACCGGTACCGGGACCACCTTCGCAGACACCAAGAACGGGGTGGCCAAGGGCCACCTTTTTTGTATCACCAGTGGCACCTCGGTGGATTTCTACGAGGTGGACTACGTGGTGTCCAACACGGAGTTGTATCTGGTGCAGGCCTATCGTGGCGTTACTGCCACGGGCAAAGCCTACGAGATCATCACGACCTTTTCGGATTCCGTTCCGGAGTTCGCCCGTCGCCTGACGGCCACCCTGAGCGCCTATCAGCAGCAGAGCGATGCCTTCCAGGCGCTGCTGACGAGCACTGCCACCACTGTTGAGGTGACTGCACCGGATGGAACCAAGCAAACACTGATCCCGTGGAAACGTGTGACCAGTGAAGGGGAGGGCCAGGCTGCCCGCGCCAAGACGGAGGCGGACAAGGCAGCAGCAAGCGCGGCCCTGGCTGGCGATATTGTCGCAGCGTCGGCCCTGCCGCTGCCGGATGTGTGGGCGCCGCTCTCTGACAGCCTGCGCCTCATCACCGGCAATGGGCGGGATGTGCTGGTCGGGTCTGATGTGGTGGCGCGGATGGTCAACTTTTCCCGCAACTCAACGGCGACCTACATTGGCAAGGATGGCTTGCTTAAAACCGCTGCCGCGAATGAGCCGCGCTTTGAGAAAGAGGGGCTGCTGATTGAGGGGCAGAGCACGAACCTGGTAATTCGCAGCGCGGACATGACGCAATGGCCGTGGGTCGGCACCAATACCGGAACTGGCGTTCTGCCTATTGTGACAGGAAATTATGCGGTTGCCCCCGACGGCTCCCAATCCGCTACGCGACTGATATTGAACAAAGGGGCGGGCACAACGGGTGCTGACGATTCAACAATGCGCTGCTTGCTCAATACAACGGTGGGGTCAACGTACACTTTATCAGTGTGGTTAAAGTCAACAGATGGGGTGTCGCAGCAAAAAGTTTCACTGTCATTTAACGGGGATTCGCCCACTAGTATTACCGTGACAGGTGAATGGCGTCGCCATCAAATCACCATGCTTTCAGCGACTGATACAAATAGAACGCCTCGACTTCAACTAAGGGGAGGTTTTGCTACAGCAGACACTGCGGATATTCTGGTATGGGGTTGGCAACAAGAGAACTTACCATTCGCCAGCTCCTATATCCCAACCAATGGTGCAGCGGTGACTCGGGCGGGCGATATCGTCACCATTCCGTGGGCGATGAATATCAACCCATCAGCTGTCACTGTCGCCATGAACTATGACCTGCTCGGCCTTGGTGCATTCAACCAGCGGATAATTGAGTATTCAGAATCGGTAAACCCGATATACATGGTGCAAATGACCCCGAGTGGAGTGCTGCAATCCTTTGCCGCGGCGGCACCGTTATCGATATCGGCCGCGCCGTACTCTGCCAGATCAACATTTGCAGCAGCCACGGCACCATCTAGGCACGCGGTTAAAGTCTCGGGGCGTGATGTTGTGTCGTACATAACAGAGGGGGCCGCGCGGTATCGGCCCTCCATTCCGATAGGCTCTGGTTCTGTAGGGCAGGATCCAATGTTTGGCCACCTGCGGAACTTACGTATCTGGCATCGCACCCTCACTGATGATCAACTCAAGGCGGTAGCATGACCTTTATCGACCTCAACCTCAAGGCGGCCGACAAGGCCGCCATGACCAAGGCCCTGCAGGCCGCTGGCTTCGTCAAAGACAGCGAAAGCGGCACCCTCTATCACCCTACCGCCTCGCTGCAACTGCTGCCGCCTGGCATGGTCACCCGCCCCACTGGCACGGTGCAGATCGTCGATGGTATCGAGCTGGAGGTGCGGGAGGCCGTACCCGGCTATCACGCCAACGTCAGAACCGAAGACCCTGAGCTTGCCGCCGCCCTGGCGCCGGTGGCAGTCAATGTAGTTACCCCTCAGTACGTGTGGGCAGGTTAAGCTTAGCAACAGGAGGCATTATGCCTAGATATCTGCAATACAAAAGACACCGGGTTCGCCACGGGCTTAAACACGATCGCCATGTGCCTACTCGAAAGGTGGCCACAGTAGGCACCTTGCAGTACGCTGACAGCGGTGCCACGCCCCTTGTATGGGCTAGTGCTATCGGTGCGGCGGATTTGCGTGTGGGCGTTCAAGTTGACTATTTTGTTCGAGTCAACCCTGCAAACGTTGTACCTGCTGACAACGGTACTTACCAGTACAGTTTTGAGCTGATACCTGACCCTGCCGGGGTAGGTTCTCCGAATACTGCGGGGATAGGTGGGCTCACCTTGACTTGGCAAGGTAACCTTGCACGCATCCAAGGCACCGTGCCTGTGGACCAAGTCGGCAAAAAGATTACAATTCGGGCAACTGTTAAGGACATGGGTGCGAAGATTGTAGCTGGAACCAACTTGGTCGGCACCTGGACAGCTTAACTTAACTTTGCCAAATGTTTCTCCTGGTGTTACGCTCATTCGTGAAGTAACACCTTTTTTGATTTTGGAGACAAGAAATGAAAGACGTTATTCTGGCCGCCTTGGCTAAACTCGACCCCGCTGTTGACAGCCACTGGACTGCTGAAGGGCTTGTCAATCTGAACACTTTCAAGTTCCTGGCGGGTGGTGTTGCTATCAGCCGCGAGCAGCTTGAAGAAGTCGCCCCGGACTTCCGCCGCGAAAACCCGCACGTTGCTGGGGAAAGCGAAGCAGAGCTGGCGACAGGTGAAGGCGCTGACGTCCTGGGTGCGCCGGAAACCGCTCCCTCTACCCCTGTAAGTTTTGACAACCAAGTGGAAGAGACCTTTTCCGCTGAAAGCTTCACGCCCGTCGAAGACTTGTCCGAAGAAGAGCTGTCGAGCATCTGCGAAAGCTACATCGAACAGATCGGCGACCTCAACGTTGCCCGCGACAAGTTCAACAGGATGATCGATAAAAAGATCGCGTACCTGCACTCCGTTAAAGCGGAACTCGACAAGCGCCAGCCTCAAATGAGCTTGGCTGACATGGTGCGCCTGGCTCACGAAAACGTCTCCAAAAACCAGGTTCCAGCGAACGCTCCGCGAG